GTGCCGTTTACCCCCAAGGGTGCCGAGAACGGGCAGGAAGGGCCCTCTGAGGGCCTGAGTCTGCCGGATGGTGTCAGGAGGCCACGACTGGAGTCCGGGGCTCACAGGGCCGCTGTGGGGTCCTACGGGGCACAGGCCCGGGATTGGCTCGCTCGCCGGTACTCGATGGATGTCCGGGGCTGGCAGGGGTACGTCCTGGACCGTGCGCTTGAGCATGACGCCGACGGGCGGCTCGTGTGGCCGACGGTCATCGTCACCGTGAGTCGCCAGCAGGGCAAGAGCTTCCTCGCCCGGGGCCTGTGCATGTGGCGACTGTTCGAGGGTCAGCGGATCTGGGGCGGAGAGCAAACGCTCCTCCATGTGGCGAACAAGCGTGAGACCGCCATGGAGGTGATGCGGCCGGCGGGCCGGTGGGTCGACGGCCGGGGCCTGGGCAAGGTGAAGTGGGGCAACACGTTCGCCGGGATCGAGCTCCCAGCCGGTGACCGGTGGCTGATCCACGCCGCGAACGAGTCGGCCGGCGTCGGCTACTCCGTCGACATGGCGTTCGTCGACGAGGCCTGGAAGATCAAGCGCACCGTGGTTGACGACGCGATCGCACCCACCATGGCCGAACGTCCCTCGCCCCAGCTGTGGCTCGTCTCCACCGCCGGCGACTCCGAGTCCGACCTCCTCATCGCCTACCGGCAACGTGCCCTGGACAAGCTCGGCCAGGCCGACCCCGGCGACGTCCTCCTCCTCGAGTGGTCCGCCCCACCGGAGGCCGACCCCGACCTCGAGGACACCTGGGCGTGGGCGTCCCCGGAGTGGTCCGAGCAGCGGGCCCGGTTCCTGCGCACCCAGTGGGAGAACGTGGAGGAGTCCGCCTGGCGAACCCAGTGGCTCAACCAGTGGGTCGCCCGCGCCGATCACTGGCTGAAGGACTCCGTGTGGGCCGGGACCCTCGAGCCGGAGCGGCCGCTGCCGGCCGACCGTGTCTGGACCGTCGCCCTGGAGTCGGACTTCGACGGGATGGGTCACGCCGTCGCGATCGCTGCCCTCGACACGGATCAGCGCATCGTCGTCCGCGTCACCACCCACCGCACCATGAAGGAAGCCTCCGACCAGGTCACTCAGATCCGCGCCGGCCATCCGCAGCTGCAGCTGTACGCCACACCCTCGTTCATCGACCGGATCCCCGAAAGGATCGACGGGATCGTGGGGCAGCGGGAAGCGGCCGCCGCCACCCAGACCCTCCTCGACGCGTTCGACCGCCGGCAGCTCGCACACGACGGCAACCAGACTTTGCTCGAGCACCTCGGCCAGTCCACCATCTCCCGCCGCCAGGCCGGATGGACCCTGGCGGCGCCGATGGGGAAGGCCGGTGTGTACGCGGCGCGGGCCGTCATGTTCGCCGTGTGGCAGGCATCCAAGATCCAGAAGCCGTCGGCGTCGGTGCACGTACGTAGGAGACTCGCCTAAACCTCCCGATAATCACACGGCACAGTTATGACAGGCCGGGCCGGGACCATGGCAGCGTGGGCATCCCGAGGCCGCTGCGGCTGATACGGGACACCGCCTCCGTCGCTGCCGACGTCACCACGGCCGTGGCGGCGGAGGCGGATCCCACGCATGTCCGCGAGCTGCGGACCGTCCTCGACGTCATCGCCGCCGACCAGGCGCTTTCCCTCGTGACGATGAAGACCGCCCTGCAGGTGCCGGCGTTCACGAAGGCCCTCAAGACGTACACCCACACGATCGCGACGTTCCCGCTCCGTGAGCACGCCGGAGGGGAGGAGGTCCCGCCCCGGTCGCTCCTGGTGCAGCCCGACCGGAACACCACCTACTGGTCGACGATGACCCGCACCGTCCGCGACCTCCTGGCGTACGACGTCGCGTTCTGGGAGATCATGGAGCGGGCGTGGGACGGGTTCCCGACCTACTGCCGGGCCGTCGACGGGAACCTCGCCACGCAGCTGCCCGACGGGACGGTGATCGAGGGCGGCCGCACGATCTCCCCGGCGCGGCTGATCCGGTTCGACGGTGACGGCTTGGGCGGCTGGCTCACCACCGGCGCGCATGCGATCCACGCCGCCGCATCGCTGGAGGCCGCCGCCGTCCGGTACGCAGAGTTCCCTCTGCCGACGATCATCCTGAAGAACACCGGCGCGGACCTGCCCCCCGACCAGGTCGACGCGCTCCTCGAGGCGTGGGAGCAGGCCCGCCAGACCCGGGCTACCGCCTACATCAACTCCACGATGGAGACGAAGGAGTTCGGGTTCTCCGCCGCCGACCTGCAGCTGGTCGACGCCCGGAACGCCGCCGCGATCCAGATCGCCCGCCTCGCCAACCTCGACCCCATCTGGACCGGTGCCGGAGTCCCCGGATCCTCCCTCACCTACTCCAACCGGGTCGACCTGTACCGGCAGCTGCTCGACACCGCCCTCGCCCCCGTCATGGCCACGATCGGTCAGCGGCTCAGCGCGGGCGACGTCACCCCACGCGGCCACACGGTCACGTTCGACACCGCCGTGTTCCTCAAGGCCAACCCGTCCGACATCGCCGGAGTCATCGAACGGATGCTCCCGCTCGGTGTCATGGACATCCCGACCGCCCAGGCGCTCCTCGACCTTCCCACCACCGGAGGCACCCCGTGAACACCCTCGACCTCGACCTCGAGCTGATCGTCCGCGAGGAGCCGCAGGACGGCTACCTCGCCACCCTGTACGGGCGTGCAGTCCCCTACGGGCAGACGATCCGGGTCGGGGGGATCGAGGAGACGGTCGAGCGGGAGGCGTTCGACCCGGCCGACGTCATCGGCAAGCCCCTGGCCTGGCGTCACGGTGAGCCGATCGGTGTCATCACCGGCGCAACGAACCAGGACGACGGCCTCTACATCACCGCCGGGATCCTCGACACCGTCCAGGGCCGCGACGCGAACACCCTCACGAGGGCCGGGGCCGTACGCGGCCTCAGCGTGGGCTTCCAGCCGGTCACCGACGCCTGGAACAAGGCGAAGACGGCCGTCACCCGCGTGAAGGCGTCCGCCCTCGAGGTCAGCCTCACCCACATGCCCGCTTACGCCACCGCCGGCGTCAGCGCGATCAGAGAGGAAAGCCCCATGGAGACCACCGAGACGGTCGACACCCCGGTGGTGTCCGCCGACGTGGAGGCCCGCGAGCAGATCGCGGAGCTCCGCAACAAGCTCGAGGCGGCGATCGCCGTCACGGGCAGCGACCCCGTGCACCCCGCCGCCCAGTACCGCACCCTGAAGGACTTCCTCCTGGCCGCCCGTGCGGGCGAGGTCGAGGAGCGGGCCCTGAACGTGTCGGCGCTCTCGGAGCAGACCGGCATGATCCCCCCGACGTGGCTGCAGGACGTCAAGGGCGTCCTCGACCGTGGCCGCCCCTGCATCAACGCGATCGGCGGGCCGTCGACGGCCGGCAGCGCAGGCCTGGACATCAAGTGGCCGGTGTTCGCGGGTGACCTGTCCGCGATCGTCGCCACCGTCGCCGCCGACGGCACCGAGGCCAACAGCCCCGACATCGACATCACGGTCGGATCCGCGACGCTGCTCACCTACGCGGCCGCGAACCGGCTCACCTACCAGGTGATCGAGCGGGCCGACCCGTCCTACGTCCAGGCGCACACCCGGATCATGGTCGGGGCGTACGGCACGGAGACGGACTACGCCTTCCAGGCCGCCCTCTGGGCGAACGACACCATCGCGACCGGCGTGGACTACGACTTCTCCGCCGACTCGACGGGCTCCGCGTTCGTGGAGGCCGTGTGGAAGGCCGCCGTCGACGTCCAGACCGCGACCGGCTCCCCGGCGGAGGTCGTGTACGTCAACAGCGCCGTGTTCCGCAAGCTCGCGGGCTGGTCGGCGTTCAACGCCCAGAACTACCCGGTGCAGAACACCGGTGGCGTGTTCGACGGCCGCACCCTGCGGGCCAACGTCATGGGCCTGCCGATCGTGCTCGCCGGGGAGTTCGCCACCGACGAGTCCGAGGACGCGATCGTGACGAACCGGCTCGCGATCGGCTGGGCGGAGGACGGGCCCCGGTTCGCCTCCAACGACGCGGCCGGCAACCTCGGCCGTGACGTGGCGATCTACGGCTACGCCGTCGCGACGCCGTTCATCCCGTCCGGGATCGTCTCGATCTACAACGCGGCCTAGCCCCGAAGGATGGTGGGGGACCGGTCATGGCACTGATCGACGGGCAGGATCTCGCCGCCGTACTGGGTTTGACGTACGCCGACGATGACGACGCGTTCGATCAGGTGGCGTCCGCTGCGGACGCTGTCGTGACCGGTCTCCTCACCCCGAGGGACCACACCGGCCACCCCCAGTGCGTGGAGGCCGCCCTCGCCGTGGGGGTCGAGATCTGGCAGGCCCGCACGGCGGCCGGCGGTCAGCCCGTCGCCCTGGACTTCACCCCATCCACCTACCGGCTGTCCTCCTACCTGACGAAGCGGGTTTCTGCGCTGGTGTCCGGGTGCACGGACGTCCGGGGCATGGTCGGCTGACATGCCCACGCCGCTGCCCACCGAGGCCCGCAACCAGCTCGTCACGTGGCTTGAGACCACCTCCTGGCGGGTCGAGCCCCAGGTCCCGCCGGTGCCGTCACCGCCCGTCATCGTCGTGAAGCCCGGGGCACCGTGGCTCACCCCCGAACGGCTCGGCTCCCTCGCCGCCGGGGTCCGGTTCGACGTGATGTGCGTCGCCCGGGACAACAAGGAAGGCCTCGAGGTCCTCGAGCAGATGGTCCACGACGTCCTCGGCTCCATCGACGAAAACACCGACTGGGGCACCGTCACCGCACCGCAAACCCTCGACCTCGGCGCACAGGGCACCGTC